CAAAGCAGGTTTGACAGGGTTCCATTCCTGAGTTCCCGAATTATCAACCACCACGAGGTGTTCCACAGGGTAATCCACGGAACGAAGAAGGCGATCAGCAAGATCAAATCTCTTGAGAGTTGCAAATCCAAGTACCGGAATCACTTAAGTAACTTCTTCAACACAGGAACCCAGTGCTTGTCAAAAACAGTATCCACATCAAAGTCTTTAGCGAAATCAATGGCAACCTGCGATGCTCCGCGATCAGTCTTATAAGCCTGTTCTAAAGCCTCCACAATAGATGGAATCAACGGAACCTGCCAAATAGCATCCTGCCCAGAATCCCACATAGGCTGACCATCAATAAGCCAAGAATCCTCAGCCACTAGATCAGGTGTCGCACCCCAGTTAGAGCCAATCACACGAGTACCACACGCCTGAGCCTCAATCGTGCCCAAACCAAAGCCCTCACCATAAGACGGAGCCAAGAACACGTCCATAGCCGAGTAAAGACCAGCCAAATCAGACTGAGGCATCCCGTACTTGTAGTCAACATACGGTGGGAACATAATGGCTTCCTTAGGAATACCAAAAGCCTTCAACATCTTGATCAAGTTCCAGCCACCAGCCGAACCAAGCGGATCAGTATGAATGTAAAGCACAGCGTCAGGGTGACGTTCACGGAAAATACTAAAAGCCATCAGGTTCTCAGAAAACGCCTTACGGTGTACCAGACCGGAAGCCTTGTTAGCTGCGTTCATACCCACAACAAACTCATCAGTAATACCCATAAACTCACGAGCATCCTGACCATCAATCTTGTCAGTAGGTCTAAAAATCTTTGTATCAATAGCGTGAGGCACATACTCACAGGCAATGCCGTTTTGCTCCATTTGACGTACACCATTCGGAGCCATAGCAATCGGAGTCACGTTTGGTTTCTCCAACCAAGCCTTAACCTTAGGTGGCATAGTCACGTGATCCAATGGAACCCACGAAGCAATGTTCATCTTGTCAAACGCCGAATTGTTCAACACCCAAACGTCATACAGCGAAATCCAAACATCGCTCTTGCCAGGATTCTTAGACTTCCAATGAGCGTGATGCATAGGAGCCACATCGTTAGAGTAAGGATCCATACCACGAGGATAGTGAGGTATCTCACCATACGGCGACTTATAGGTGACAATGTTTCCCTCGACACCATAATTTGACATAGCTGCCACATCAGCACCGTCACGCTTCAAACGATCAATCAGATAAGCCGCTTGCTGACCATAACCAGTAGGTTGAGTTGGGCTATTAGACCAAACTGAAACAACGCCATTAATCTTTGCCATGTTTCCCTTTCGTAGATGATTTCAGCATAGCAAATTTTAGGGTAAAGGAAACCCCCCAGAGCCTACGCACTCTGAGGGGCTTCCAGCCTTGAATGGCGAGGGTTTAGCTCGCTCCACCCTTGAAGTAACCAATGTGGGTGGCGTGTGTTAGTCCACCGTCAAGCCTAATTAGGCCGCGGTAAGTCACAACATCTGAGTTGAAGGCGTAATCAGCCGACTGGTCAACACGGATTCCGCCAGCAACGCGAACCTTAAAGCTCGGTAGGTGGCCGAAAAGTACCGACTTAGCACCAGTAGCAACAGCCGCAACTGCTGGGTTCTCGTAAACTGAGTAGCCCAATAGAGTTGCTGGCTGACCAGGGATAGCAGAGTCAGACCAGATGTAGTTTCCTGCACCGTCCTTCATCTTACGAGCCGCTGCGATACCAGTCTTTGACATCTGGAAACCAAGACCTGGAAGAACACGAGCACCGTTAGCGATACCGTAAACAAGGTCAATTAGGTTTTCGTAAGTCGCTGCACCAGATACACCGGTTCCACCAGTAACAACTGAGCCAGCTGCTGCTGATAGCTTGGTGGTTAGAACTGAGTTAGCCTGTAGACCAAGTGCAGTTCCTAGTTCCTGAGCGATGTAGCCAGAAATGTCGAATCCTGCATCTGCGATCAATTCGCTTGCCACAGAAACGAGTGCTCCGTACTTCTCAGCACCTAGAGTGATGCTTGCGAAGGTTGGGTTTGACTCGGTGATTGCTGAACCAGCTGCAACTGAACCTGCTGATGAGGTTGCAGTAACGGTTGGGATAACTAGGTTCTCACCTGAAGCAGTGTTGAATACTTCAGAAGTCTGAAGCATTGGGCCAACTAGCTGTGCAATCTCAAATACACGGTTGTAGAAAGACTGTCCAACAGTGTTGCTTGATGGAACTAGAGCTGCACGTACTTCACGAGCGAACTCGTGTCCACGCATCTCGCCACGAGCGATTGAGCGTAGAAGGTCAGCATCGGTAGTTGATGTTGCCTGTGCAGGGGTGAATGATGATGCTGCTTCAGCAGCAGCGGCTGAACGAGCCTCTACCTTCTGAGCAGTTTCGATAGCTGCATCACGGGCTTCAATGTCCTTCTCGATGCGGTCAATCTTCTGAATGTCCTCAGCAGTTAGTCCACGCTTCTCTGATTCAGCAAGGTCAATAACCTCACGCATCTGAGCAACAAGGTTGCTGCGAACTTCAGCCTGAGTCTTAATGAACTCTGACATGGTTCTCCTAAATTAAAGTGAATAGTTATTTCTGCCGAGGAAACTCAGAGCAGACTAGAGGCCGTGAACACACAGAACCTATACACAATTCTACAAGAGGTATGCACAGCCAAAGAGAAAACCCAGAAGCCCCAAGAGAATAAATCTCAGACGGCTTCTGGGCCTAAAAGCCTCACCATTCGATGCACCGAAGATGAGGAGATAACTTTAGAAAACCAAAAACCCCTCTGGTATCTCACAGACAAATTTATGGTTAATACTTTTTTAGTATAGCAAAAGAACAACCCCACCACTCACTGGTGAGGATGGGGAAGTGTGGACTGTCGGAGAATTGCACTCCGGTCTTACCCACTCCGACTAGCGGCTTTGATGAGCAATCGACACTATTTACAGCCCTGATGACTCTGGCGTACTAGATAGAGGCCAGAGGCGTATGTATTAAGTGTAGCAAAAGAAGAACCCCCACCAGAGAAAGGGAATAATCTGGTGGGGGAGAAGAACCGCTTAAAGGGGGTTAGCGAGTTTCTTTTGCCTCGACAATGCGAACTTCTTTGGCCGCAGTGTTGTCGGTCTTAACCTCTGACTTCTGAATGTCTTTAATCAATTCAGCAATAACGCCAGAGTCTGGTGAACCAGTAACCTCGTTAATTACTTTTACAGCAATTTCAATTTGTTCTTTAGTAGCCATTACACAGCCTCTTTCATTAGTAGATCTAGTTTCTTCTTCTTCAAAGCCAAGATGTCGCCCTCAACTTCTGCGACTTCCTCAGTCTTGGTAAGTTTTGCAACAACTTCGCTAATGACTTTGGCTTGTTCGGCATCCAATTCTTCACCGGATTCCAATTTCATAAGGCTGTCAGCCAACTGGTCTGCATCAATGTCACGCTTCTCACGGACAGAGGTAGTGCCAGCAGTTCCCTCGTAGGCTGGGAACGAAGTCAAACTTACTTCGTGGACGGCAACTTCTTCCAAAGTTCTGTAGTTGCCATCAGCCGACCAAGAGTCCTTCTTAACTTGGAAACCAAACGACATCGCATCAATCACACCTGAACGGATCAGTTCAGCAACATCACGACCAGTCTGAGTGTTAGCCAACTTAGCAACAACTTTAAGACCACGAGAATCTTCAACCAACTTCAACGAACCATTGCGTGTAGACGCAAGAGGCTCTGAAGCGTTGTGGTTCCACAAAAGCATCATACGGTGACGACCCTGCAAAGAACGCTTAAAGGCTCCTGGCTTAATGGTCTCAATGAATGGGAGAGGCTGAGACGGAGAGTTAAAAACAGCAGCGTAACCCTCGAAGGTCATTCCGTCACCGGTCTCACGAATCTCAAGATCAACGTGCTCGGTACGAACCTCAGTCTTACCCAAAGAACGTGCTTCCTCAGTCAAACCCTCAATACGAGCCTTAATAGCCCAAGCTGCACGAACCCACTTATCACGTGATTCGTCAATTACTTCATCAACCATAGAATGTCTTTCTTCCTCTGCTTTAATTCTAGCAACAACAGACTCCGCAAATGCCAATGTTCTCTGTGCGGCTCTCTTTGATGGGCCAGAACCCCAAAGCAAGTGTGCAACAACTCCAGGGCTTGGATAGTTCTCCGAGCTAGGTTGTGCATCCGGTGAATCAAGATCTACAAGGTGACGTGAAATCCACGCAGCGATACGAACCCACTTGTCATCGCTAACAGTGCCAGAAGCCATGTCACGTGCTTCACGAATAGTTTTCTCAACAAGACCATCGCCACCCAAACCATCTTCATAGTAAGCAAGTCCACGGCGAGCAGCTGCTCTCATGTAAGCAGGTGCTTCTTGGTTAATTGCACGAGACTCTACCGGCTGATCCTCTGGCTGATCCATAGAATCATCTACAGGTTGATCTTCTGGCTGGTCAAGAGGTTGATCCTCTGACTCAACTTCCTCAGCAACCATCTCTGGCTTGACGACCTTCTCCAACTTAAAGACATTGATAATCATCATCTTGTCAGTGGAGGTAAAGATTCCATCCTCGTATTCGTAAATACGAATTACAGCATACTCGCCTTCAACCATGACAACTTCGGCAAGAACTTCAGGATCAAGAACATTCCAAGATACGTAATCTTCAACCTGTAGCGAATCAATAGCTGCACGTTCACCAGCAAATGGTTCATCTGTTGACAGGCTTATAGCAATGGCTTGCTTAATAGCAGATGCCTTAGTTGTGTGACAGCCGTGAACCTTGCCCTCAGCACCTGTGACAGCCCAGCCCGATTTACATTCGGCGTTGTCTTTTTCAATGTAATACG